CATATGCTGCGACTAAACCACCTAAACCAGATGCTTGTGCGGAAAATTGTCGGCCAGAAGAAGCAGAAGCTTGACCAAGACGTGTTTGAGCGCGGCCAATAGATTCAGTGTCTTTCGAAACCTTTTTGGCACCCTTACTTGTAAATTCTGTTTCTACAGTTTGCTTTAATTTACCGGCCATTTATTTTCCTCTTGAGGCTTTCGCTAAAGATTCTTGCTGTTTTTGCTTTTCGCTATAAAATTTAGAAGCTTCATGTTCTGCTATTTTAAGTAATGTAAAAACATCCTTTTTATTATCCATTTGATAAATATCCATTATATCCATCAAACCTGAATAATCTTTTCCCATCCACGTACCAGACATTCCTTCCCAATTATCAGGAAGAGAATTAAATAAAACTAAAGCGCACTGAACATTATAGGATAAATGAGAAGGATCTTTTGGGATTTCTTCTTCTTTTGGTTCCCATCCCATTTGTTCACACATTTGAAAATATTGTTCTGAGTCCATACCTCCAGCAAAAAAGGAATTGCGGAGGTATTCAATTAGTTTTTTTCGTTTTCCTTTGCTTTTTTTACAGAAAATTGCTCAAAATCATTCATACAATCAGTTATATACTGATCAAAAATTGGAGAATTTTTCAATAATTCTAATGCATCTTCTTCATTATACTCTATATCTTCTTCTGGGTCCATAGAAGAAATATCAGCAGGAAAAAGAACTGGTAAATGTTTAGCTTTAAGTCCTGTCCAACCTTTGACAGCTTTTTGAGAATAATGTTCAAGAAAACGATCATTATCAATTTCTTCTTCACGTTGACGTGTTCGTTTGTTAAATTTATAAGTTAAAGAACGGTTACGAATTTTCATCAGATCATCTCGATTAAGATAAACTAATTCAATTTCAAAACCATCAATATCTGGAAATTCAACTGTAGATGTGGTTTCTTTAGCCACAAGATTTTTAAGTTTACTCATTAGTATCCCCTCATAAAAGAAGTGCCCATCAACATATCTGCTTTTCGTAAGGTGAGGGGAAACCTATGAATCGCACGTTGATGAGCACTCTCTGGTTAAAAATTTTATTCCCCCTCAAAATTTTATTAAGCCGCAGATTTAACTGCCACTAGCGTTACTTCTCCGCCTTTTCCTTTAGTTGCGTTCGGTTCTTGTCCAACAAAATTCACGGACATAGAGATAACATCTTCCGTCGCAAGCTGCGGGAACTCAAACTGACAAGCATTCATTTGGAAAGCTACATATGGATCACCACTAGTAGTTCCACCAATAATCAAATTAGCATTTGATGTCTGTGGAGAGGAAGTTCTTGTATCTTCAGAAATATTCCTCAAGAAACCGGCACTTTCTAATTCACCTGCACGCAAATACATGGTGCATGAACCAGTAATCGCGCGTGTGCCAGTAAACTGACCAATCGGCTGATTAAGAGCTGAAATTTCTTCTGGTGTTAGATATGTAATATTATTATTATAATCAAAAGTAAGAGCTGTTACTGGGAAAGTAAATTTCTCATCAGCAGCTGTTGCAGATGACTGATGATGAAATTCAATTTGACTAAGCCTATTTTTAATAAAAGAATTAGTACCAATAGTTCCAGCCACATTCATCTGATTAAATGGGGCGTAAGACGGTCCTGTATTAGCTGTCACTTCTGTAACATTAGAATTAGCAGTTACAGTAGATCCATCATTAAGAATACCACCAAAACACGCAACAGCGTTATCTCGGGGGGTTCCAGTAACTTCTCTCAAAGTTGTACCGTTACCTGTCCATGTTACCATGGCAATATCTTCAATACCTGCATCAACTGTAGCTTGCATTACCGTTGCATTTGACACCTGATAAAAAACATTATCAAGTTTAAAATACATATGATTTTCTGTAGCAGTTGAGAAATTAGTACGAAATGAATGCGAACCTGTATCAGCCGCAGTATTTGTACTTAATTGTTTACCACCTTCACGCCATGTACTTTGATAATTACTTCCATCGGAAGGACTCGTATTTGCTATCAGTGCTTGCCACATAAACCAATCTGCTACGGGCATCACATTGCCACTTTGATTAGATCCTGCTCCGGTTGTACCTGCAGGTGCTTGTGCGTAAGCGCCAGTAGGACGCATATAAACTTGTAAATTCCAATCACACGGATTAATTGCCGTATTAAACCTCTGTTGCGACCTATCAGGAGTAGTGCCTGATTCCAGACTTGTAATATCCTGAGTAGCCGCTGAAGAAGTTACCGCAAATCCCGCCAATACTTCAAGTTTCCAAGTATTGGCATTAGTTAAACTCGTTACAGCCGCTCCGTTAATAAGGTCAACCGTCGAGTAAAACACTTCTGAATTTCTCTGTAAATTAAGAGAGGGCATATTTTTTCTCCTTTAAACTAATATATATTGTATAGTTATTTCAATTTCACTAAGTCCATACGGAGTAAGTAATCCTTCATCGGCTGATATATTAGCAATATTAAATTGTTGAATACCTTTACTGGAATTATCTCCAATATTATAGATTACGTGTTCAATATCTTGAACCAAATTATCTATATCGCTCTGTGAATTGTCTTCACTAAAAACGTATGCTCTTATGGTAGCGTCAAGAGTTGCAGTTGTCAAATTCTCAGAATTAAATTCTCGAATTTCGGTGCCACCAGCAATGTATAGACTTGGAAAATCATTTATCTCATCTAAAAACTTTAATTTTCTTTCAACATTGTTGAATAAATTGGTGTTATATGTATAGTTTGAATTAAAAGTAGATGTACCACCATCAATCTTTTTTAACTCTGTAACTAAAAAGTCAATTATCTCGGTTCTTCTTGAAGTAGCCATTATTGAGCTCGTAAAACTGCAAATTGTCTGCCAAATAAAGTTTGTACTACTTCTCTTATCGTATTTGAAACTAATTTATCAGGATCATAAGGTGTATCTAGTAATGACATATAGATAGGATCATACATATATCGCATTACATTCTGTCGATATCTAGGAATTACGTGTATACTTCTCCGGAATCTACCTGTTCTGTTAGTCATCGTAGTAGGAGATAGTGGGGGACCACGTCTAGGTCCTTGAGGCATTATTTTTCGTAACCTTTGTTGTACTAAAGCTGTCAGTTGAGCTCCAGATATAATTTTTTGTGGTTTTTTGCCAGCAGCTTTACTCGTAACATTAACATTCATATTGCGAATTTTTGCTGGCAAATTTGCTTCTAATTCGGTTGTAATAAGGAACGGTGTACGCCCACCTCTTTCAAATTCTAATGCAAACCCTACAGCTAATGATAAATACAAATTAATTTCATCTTGCCCTTTTAACTCTGGTATTTTTGCAAGAAAATGAGCAAGTAACCCTTGACTAAACTTGGCTTGAGACATTTTGTTATGTAACTGTACTACTTTATTAGTTATATCTCGCATACCTGCTTT